TTGAGTATCAGCTATTTGAGCAGCTGTACTCGCTCCTCCTGTTGAACCCGTAAGAGAGGAGTAATAGTCTTTTAATAAATCGGCTGTAATCATGTTTTATTTTTTAACCCTTTTAATTTTAGGTTTTTCTTCAATTATTTCTTCTTGAATAACCTTCTTTTCTTTAGAAGGAATTTTTACTATTTCACCACAAGCAGGACATTTTAATTCGGTTAATTCATTACCATAATCATCCATTACTTTTAATTCCTCTTTATGGCGAATAGCTAAAAAAGCAACACCAGTTTCGGTGCCCCAAAATTCATTAGAATTTATTGAACCATTAGGAGGAATTTCTATTAAACGACCTAATAAATCCTCACTAATAGTTTTATCACTAATATTTTTTATTTGCATAGTTTTATTTATATTTAGATTTTTCGATATCTTTTAAAATTTCATCTGATCTATAACCCTGATTCATTTTTCTACTGAAATAATCTAATGTTTCTTTAGCACCATATTTAATCCTATCGTGCATTTGTTCATTTACTTCTTGAGTGTGTTTTTCTTTTGATTTTTCTATTTCACGAATAATTTTTTCTGGATCCATAGTTTTATTAAGTTAAAGTTTTATAGGGTCATCCCCTGATTCAAAGATACATTAGATATATCCTTGAACCAAGGGATGACTCCCTTGGTTAACTGCTATTAGGCAGTTCTGTTAGTCAAAGCAGCATGAGCTCGACGATTGAAAGTAACTAACTGATAGGAAGTGTAAAGAATAGCTTCCCATTGAGTTTTACCATAAGCTTTGAAGAGTGTACCTTCATTGCCAGGTAAGAAATCAATCGGTGATAACTCAGCTAATGCTAACTCATCTGGAGTGATATGGAAGACAGCATCACTTGGAGCATCATAATCCAAGATGAAATCATGTCCCATATAACTGACACCAGTCCAACCACCATTTAATACTGGTTTTTCAGTGGTTTGAATCATTCTGGTAGCAGTTAAGAGTGAAATAAACTTATTGTACAAAGTCTTGTTAGCAATAGTATATTTCACTTTACCAAATTGATTAGCATTGATATGAGCTTTATCAATATCGGCTAAAGCTAAACTACCAGAAGTGCTATCAACATAGGATTTCCACTGAGCATAAGTGGTAGGATCGATACCAGCATAAGTACCAGTGCCAATAGCTTGTAACAAACCAGTCATATAGGTTTGTGTATTGCCATCAGCATCTAATATATAGATGGGATCATTATCTGCCCAAGTAATAGCTGTGCTTAAAGTTAAAGTATTCTTAGCAGGATTAGCAACAACGGTTACAGCACTATTAGAACCAACTTTAATAGAAGAACCAACAGGAACATAAACGGAATAATCAATATCACCGTTATCAGTTGTTCTGTTAGTATCAATTACTAAAGTGGTAGAAGAAGTGCCAGCACCGTTAGCATAGAATAAAGGATTGCTTCCATTACCAAACCAAAGAGTGAAGTTCAACATTCTCGTCATTAAATCCTTAATACCTTGAGATTGCATCTCTAAAGTATCAATGACTGCACCTTTACCAGCATCTAAAGTAATTTTATCGATAGCAAAGGAAGCAGTGGATTGTACTGGAGAATATTGAGCAGAAATAGGAGTAACAGCTCCTTTGTTGACTGTAGGAGTACCAGTGGTTCCCCAAGAAGTGAAACCAGAAGGTAAACCAATTTTTACAGGAACATAGAAGTTGTTATTGACTAATTTCTGTGGTTTGAAGCTTTTCTTTGCAATTTGGTAAATCAATGTATCCTGTTTAATAGCATCTACTAATGCAGGATAAATATCTTTCTTTAATACTGCCGAAACAGCATTAATATCTACATTTGCCATATTTTTGTTTTATTTGACCCAGACCCAATTTTTATCTAATCAGACATGTGCGGAGTTTCATTTTCAAGGTCTGCTTCAAGTGCAGTTCTTAAATCAACCTCTTCCTCACTATTTGGTGAACCTAATGTAATTTTTTTAGGTTTAGGAATATTGGCACCTCTGGTTCCTTTAGTAACTGGTGGAGGAGTTGGACCTTTAGAAAGATTCTTAAGAGTCCACTCATTAAGCTCTTTTTCATGTAAGAGTTTATAACCAGCTAAAGGATCAGCAATGCCATTATTGACACAGAATTGAAGCACTTCTTGACGATTGAATTTAGGTCTACCATCTGAACCATCATATTCAGCTTCTAAAGAGGTAAGATAAGTTTCCAACTGTTCTTCCTCTTTTTGTTGCTGAAGTATCTGGTTCATTTCATCTTTGGTGATAAAACCTAATTGTCTAAGATAATTAAGTGTTTCAGGATCTGTGATATCTTGTGCAGCTACCTGCTGTTGAGGGGTTTGATTAGACTGCAATTGATTCAGCCTTGCTTGAAGCTCTTGCACTTGCTGAACTAATGGAGCATATTGACGACCTAAACGGTCATAATCTTTAACGAGTTCCTGAACCTGGTCTGGCTTTGATAAGTCGTATTGACGACCTAACAAAGTAACGACTGTTTCAGGGGAAGCAACTTTTTGCTCCTCAGTAGTTGCTTCACTACCTTCGTCTGTAACAGGAGTAGTTTCTTGAGAAGTATTTTCTTCAGATTCTACTTCCTGTCCCTGAACGGAGGACTCTAATTCATCATCGAATTTACTCATATTTTTATTGTTAATGTTTAACTGTACCCATTTGCCTTAACTGAAGCCCTGACCCGTAAAGGCTGTACCCAGTTAAGATGAGCCCTGGTTAGAGACCGCCAATAGAGGTCTCTCTTAAGCTCTCTTTCAGTTAAAAAACGAAAGAGAGCTAACAGAGAAATCTTTATTGGTTATACATTGTCTGATATTCACGAATTCTCTTTAAAGCATTACCCATGCCATAACCTGGGCCAAAACCACCTTCTAAAGGAGTTTGAACATAACCAGATTGAGGATTAAGTTTTTGTAATGCTCTAATCATTGCTTCAAATTGTCCTACTGGTTTAGAATTATTAATGCTTGTTGGAGGAGGAGGTAAATTAGTACCTGCTACAGGAGCAGTTTGACCACTAATTCCTACAGCACCAGAAGAATAACCAGCACCGCCAACACCACCACCATAACCAATACCAGTACTACCACCAATAGATGTTTTACCAGGAGGATTATTAGTGCCTGCCATAGGAGCATTTTGACCAGATAAACCAATACCAGCACCACCACCTGGACCTAATCCTTGTCCAGCACCACCCATGCTTCTAGGAACACCAGCACCAGGAACAGTAGAAGTTGACTGATCAGTTACACGAAAAACAGAAGGAGAATATTGAAAACCAGTACTTGTCATAGACGGATATTCTGAAGCGTTAGCAGTATCACCTAAAGGATTTTTCTCTATTATTTGACCTTCTGGAGTAGCTTTAACACCTGTATTAAGTGCTTGACTAATTACTGGAAAATTTTTAACAAAAGCAGTAGCTACACCACCTAATCCCTGTTTAGAATATACTGAATTTTGACCGAAATAACCCCCTGATTGTGAAGGAGTTTTTCCAAAGATTTTTACAGGAGAAGGATTTAAAATCATTGAAGGAGTAGATTGACTCATTGACGGAGTCAAACTAGGCATACTATATAAACTCCTTAAAGAAGCAGCTAAACTATTTAAAGCATTATTTAAACTATTCAAAGAAAATGTCATATCAATTTAATTGACCCTATGATTTTATTTTAGATTTCATTGCGTTCTTGCTGAAAGTAGGACGCCAACCATTCTCGATTCCCTCTAACAATCTTAGTTGAGACAAAGCTTTGTCTTTAGTAGGATGAGTGCCATGCACTTTCCCTGTTTCCTTATTAATTACTTGAAATTTATTTTTAATTTTTTTAATTGCGTAAGGCATAGTACATATTTAAAAACCCTATTTATAAAATTTTATGATTAATCTCCTCGCCATTTATAACTGCCCTCGCTTTCCTCTTCCATATCTTTTTTTGTTTTTTTAGAAGGTTTGGATTCAATAGATAAAACTATTTCACCTTCAGAAATATCACTAATTCTTAAAATATCACCTGGTTTTAATGATATTTCTTTTTCATCATTAGATGATTCATTGGTTGTGTTTTGAGTGTCTAATTCTTCGGAATCATCTAATCCTTCTTGAATAATATTTTTCATAATTATTGTTGTTGATTAGTTTGACCCAATTTATATTGAAGTATTTGTTGTTTTAATTCATCAGGTAATGATTGGAAATCAGGAGTATCTACCATTGATGGAACAGTACCTTGTTTTGCCTGTTCTCTTTGTGCTGTTTCTAATATTGCCTTTTCAGCAATTTCAGAAACATCACCACCAAGCTCTAAGTATTCTAATGCTACTTCAGTAGGTATCATACCGCCTTTAGCTAATTCAATAGCTAATGCTCGTTTAGCATCAGGAGTGTATGCTAATCCAGATTCAATTTCTACATTAACAGAAAAATCTCTATCAGATACAGGCACGGCTTTCACAAATTCACCACTATGCATTGCAGAAACAATTTCAAAAGTATCATCAGAAGATTTACCAGCAATAACAGTAATTGGAGTTTTAGCAAAGTTATAGATATAAGTTAAAACATTAGTTGCTAATGTTTCTAAGGTAGTTTCTAATCTTCTAATGGAATGTTGAATACTTGAAATCTCAGCAGCTTTTAAGGATTCAACCATTTTATAACCAGTTTTCTTGGAAGGAACTTTACCAGCAGTTACTGATACAGCACCACTTTCACCAGATAATCCCTTTAATTCGTTTAAAAAATTAAATGGAGTAGAACCAATTTCTGGAACAGGCAACCATTGAATTTTATCTAATGGAGCATTTGCCTCAATGATTTCACCTTCTTCCCCAGAAATTCTTTTAATGTTAACACCTGCTTGTTTTAACATCCTACCAACTGCTACTGTTCTTACCCACATTTCAATCTGAGCCAATGTTAAATCTATTGATCTATTAAGAGGAATTAACTTCTCCATAAAAGAAGTTTGTAGTAACGGTTCGGGTAAATAACTCCAAGAAGCAAAAGGAGGTTTAGCGAAATCATAATGAGCGTGCCATAATGGTTTTTGTTGGCAAATATGCCAAACATCCCAACCACCAATATCATCATTAGCCTGCCAAACTTCTTTTAGAATAGCAGTTTTATTTAGATGAGTTCCACTGCTATATTTTTCAATTAATCTTACTTTTTGAAATGGAGAAGGAGCTACTTCACCTTCATCCTTAATATCGTTTTTGTATTCTGAATAAATGGGATTATTTTTAATGCGGCTGATAGGAACACTTGTCTCTTTTACTATCCATTGTGAATCTTGAATATCTGAAACGGTGGGATCAAATAAGATGTTATAAGGACTTATAGTTGTTATCTCGGGTCTATTATCTGCATCATTCCAATAAACCTCAAATACACCAAAGCCATATTTTAAACCATCCCAAATCAATTGAATAGTTTGAGTAGTTAGATTACCAATATCCCATAAACTGCTAAAATACTTTTGAAGCTTTCTAGCGTATTCTTGGTTCTTTTTATCCTCATCACTGTTACCCACTACCTTTACAGGATAAACCTGCCATCTAGGATCTGACCCTAAAATATTATTCAGTAAACCTTCAGCAATTTTTGTAGCATAAAAAATAGGCCTGACATTCAAGCCTTGTGCAAATTTAATAGTGCCGAAAGTATTCTTTTCGGCATTCCAAGTATCAAAATGTTTACCATCAATAAAACGATCAGTAACTAACCAACGCTTTTCGTAATTTAGCCTTTTCTTGCGAAGGTCACTTGCTAAAGTATCTAACTTTTTTGCTTCTTCTAATGGAGTTAATTCCTGTTCTTCAGAAGAAGCGGTGGGGTTAATGTCCATTTATTTTATTGTTCTGGGCCCTGATTTAATTGTTCTTGCAATTTATTATAAAGTTCATTTGCGTCTACCTCATCAATAAGAGGTTCAAATGAACTCAACGGTGGAGTTGCTTCCTCCTCCTTTTTAGGAGTAATTATTTTTTCAAAAGTTTCTTGTGAGATTTTGGAAGCTAAAATCTCACGAATTGTTTGTGCGTGTTTATATTCTAGCCAAAAGATATAACCAATTAAAGCAATATTAAGAATAAATAAATAAATCATATTATGCGAGTTTTAAGACACATGGCTGTCTACTAAATATATAGACGAGCAAAACGAAAATTCCTAACAGTAAAGCCCAGCTTAAAATCTCGGCTAACCATTCGGAATGAGTGATTTTATAAAACAAGTTTTTAAAGAAATCGTATGTCATAGTTTTATTATAGCACACTTATTAAAAATTTGTTAACCCCACCACCTCAGAATAGCGGGTCAACTATTCTTTTGGAGTGAGGTTCGACCAAGGTGGGGTTAAACGCTTAGTAATTATAGCTTTCTGTTGGTCCTCCTCTTTGGCGGTCTAAAAGTTCTTGAATAGCATCTTTAATCATTTGTTTTTCTTCTGGTAGTGGTTGTGGTTGTGGTGACTCTTTTAACAAATAATCTTTAATTAATGAAATTGACATCTCAAAAGCATCAGCCAAATCATCGTGTTCTACTGTTTCAAAATTAATTAATTGATCTAACAAATCCTCAAACTTAGTTTTATCGCCAAAGAATTCTATCTGATGATTAACAAAGTAAGGATTTAGCATTAATAATCGGCTTCTCTTATCAGTTGTTCTTTTAACATATGTCGGACTTAATAAATAACGACGCTCTAATTCTTTTCCAAACTCTCTCTGATATGCCACATCCTCTACACCTACTAATATTATACCATACCTCTTGTAAAAATCAAAATCGCTTTTAATCAAATTAATCATTTCGTTCATTCCCCATCTACCAAACTTACTAGAAATAACAATCATCTTATTTGTGCCTTTTAATCTGCCTGTAACGACAATAGCAGAATAATCAGCTTCTTCTTTTTCACTTACTGCTAAATCAGTTCCAATTGCAAATAAATCACAATCAGCAGCTCCTTTATTAGTAAAAATTAATTGCTCTTCTTTATTAACAATAACACCATAACTTTCGGGGAATTTGCACTCATATAAAACATCAAAATATGGTTTGTCTCGCATTAAATCAACCTGTTCTTGTGTTATTCTTCCTTCCTCTAATCCTTTTTGATAATCAATGATTATCTTGTAATATTTCGGATTATTATAACTGTCAAAAAAATGATTGCGTTTAATTGGATTTCCTAATTCAAATAAAAAGGGATTTGGAGAATCACCTAACATTCTTAAAATACCAACATACACTTTATCATCAATAAGAGCACTTTCATCTAACACAATATTCTCAGCACCAAAACCAAGTAAACCTTTAAGTGGATCTTCTTTTGTTGAATGAGCTGATAAAATATATATTTCTGAAACTTGATTGCTGTCAAAAATTTTAAAAGTTAATCTTTTTTTGCTGCGTTCTCTTCTTAATCTCTCTAAACTCTCACCTGCTTCTAATTGTAATTTAGGAGAAATAAACTCATTATCAAACAAGTGCTCAATAATATAATTCATTATAATCTTAGCCTGTTTTTCGGTTGGTGCTATAATAGCCCATTTTTCGGGATAGAATAAACAACGAGTTAAAACCGCTAATGCTGTAGTTAATGATTTACCATAGCGAGTAAAAGCAATTGTAATATTTAACGGATGTGTTTTATAAAAGATATTTTCAAAGAGCTCTACTTGAGTAGGAGTTAAAACTAAAGGAGAACCATCTACATTTTTATAAAAGCTTGAAACAAATTTTTGAATTTTAAGTTGTTGAGGAGTCATTTAAGTGCTCAAAAAATTCTCTAGCTTTCTTTTCAAATTCTTGCATATTTATATTAACATCAGTTTGTTGTTTTACTGGACCAAATTCTCTATCCACGATATCCTTATAAAAAGAATAATTACCTTTAAAGGCATGGTCTAATCCTTTTTTGAATAATTCTACCCATATCTTATCTGGCTCTTCACCTAATTCTAATTTCTTAGCAATTTCAACCATTGCCTCTCTAAAAAGAGTTGAATAATTCTTGGAACCTTTTGGTCTACCAGGATTACCTGGCTTAAACTGATATTCTTTAGGTGGGTTTTTATAAGCCATAATAGCGTAATTTTAGCGTTGTTTCTAATTAAATTTATCAACTACTTCTTTCATTATTTCATGCAACTCTTTAAATTTCTTCATTGCTTCATCTAATCCTACGATTATATTCGAAGGAGAAAATCTCTTTGCTACTAACTTTTCTATCTTATCTTGTGTTTTCTTAAATTTTTTAAAAGTATCCATTATTTCTTTATAATCTTTTTCACTTACTTCTACTTCTATTCCAACTGGTGGAAGTCCATCAGAATTCTCTACAACCCATACAGGATACCATTCTACTTCTCGAAAATAAACTTTTCTTAATTTTTTATTTTTATCCATATTGTTCTAATTTAACGTCTCTTACGAGGTTGTAAGTTGGGTAATGTTTTAAGCCATTTGTTAAGTTCTTCAGGTTTATATAATTTTAAGTATAAATATTGAGAAAGCATACTCCAAAATTTTCTTGGAATTTTCCAGTCTTTTTTCTCCATTAGTAAAGCTTGCATTCGAAAACTACGTTTTCCATCATTATAATCGGTAAAACCTATTATAGCATCGCCTGGAAAACGATTCGAATCCATCACATATAAATGCTCTTTTAATTCCTTAATAATATTTTTTAATACTTTTGCTTCATTTGTATTCATATTATTCTAATTTATTTAGTACTCGCTTAATATTTTCTTTTAAGAGTTTTAATTGATAAGATAATTCTCTATCTGGTTCTTTTATTAATGGTTCACTATTCTTTTTTAAGAGTTCTAAAAATTGTCCTAAATCTATTACAGCATACACCGCTTCAAATTCTGGCTTCCTTGGATCTCTCACAATAAGTGCCCATTTGTCTTTGTGATAACTTCCTTGTTGTGCTTCTCTTATAGCCTGATCAATATTCTCCCAATGCCATTGTTTTTCATTTTTACACTCAAGTGTGAAAGGTATATTCGCAAATATATCACCCTTTTTATATCCAGATCCACTACCTGGTGTTCTTGTTGCTAAACCCAACCCCATCTCTTCAATAAGTTTTGATACATATTGTTCTAATCTTTTACCTTTCTGGTGTGCTGATTTCGGATTCATAAATATATTATATCATAAAATACCAAAAAATCCAAATGATAAAATATATAATAGTCAAGATAATTACCTTCTTACAAAATAGTTTGTGGTTATTATAAAACTCTTGAATCATAATAATGATTTTTGAATTGCATTAATTCTATTTCAATGTCTTTATTAATTCTTTTTCATCTTTATCTTTAATAAGATTTTCATTCTCAAAGATATTACCGATAACCTTTAAGGTATCTGGAGAATGATCAAATTCGTAAAATTCTTGACCTATTCCGCAACATAAAAAAATCCCTTCATAATGAACTGTTCCTATTTTTCTTACCTCTGGTTCAAAGGCATCCCCTTTATGCTTCCATTCTACTATATCTCCTTCATAAATCTCTTCTCCGTTTTTATCTTTTAAGCCAGTATATTGCTGCAAAACATATTTATCTGGTTCATAAAATGCAGATTCCAATGCGACTAGTGTGCTTGTAATAAAACCTCCCTCTTTTTTATCCCACGCTCTAAATTTTATTTCTCTCATAGTTTTTAAGTTAATCGATTTTTACGAAAACATATCATTAAGTTTTACTCTGACAGCTAAATTGCATATTCCGTCCACTGGAATTCCATACATTGCCTGCAGACGTTTGACCCCAGCTCTAGTAAGACCGCCATAATACCCTGTTGGAGCTTGTCCATTTACTAATGGGAATAGATAACCATTATTATCTTTGATTGTTCCCAATGCCACCTGAAGCATTGCTACATCGTTTCCACTCATTCCTACTGATAAATCTCTTGTCCATTGATAATGAATTTTAGGAAGGTCAGGACTATTATTAAATACTGCTAAATTATTTAAGTCCTCAAACCAAATACCAAATAATACTCGTTGCTGATTAAACCAATCTTCAGTAAGAATTCTTCTACCATTCCACCCAACTCCAGTGCCCCAACTGTCTTGAATTAAAACTGCTTTCTTACCTTGATAAGTAAAGTACCCATTCGGTAAAATAGTAATTGCGTGCCCATATTTGGTTACAGTATCTCTTATTTGAGGAACCATTTCATTGCCCCATTCATCTTCTCCAAAGGTTACAGTGATAACTACTGGCTTTCCCATTGAGGCAACTTGAGCATAATTATCAATACTACCTGTTACCCAGATATAACTTTGTGCTTTTAAGATTTTACCAATTGCTTCAAAATCATCTGTATAACCATTTAAGTCATTCATTTGATTTTCAATATTTGGTGATGGATACAGTATATCATAAACTGTCCCGTAAGTGGTGCAGATATTACCAACATCATCCATAAACATTCCTATATCAGGATTATTTCTTCGACGAGCATAAATTGGTTTAGCAGAGAATTTTCTAAATACTCCTGTTTCAATGTAATTATTAATTGCTAATGCCAATGAACTAGATTGGCTAGCACAAGAATAGCTTTGATATTGGTTATTAACCTGAATATCATTTAGCATCTTTTGATTCTTTGGGTCTTGTTTCCAAGTATCAAAATCAACCCAATTTAATGGAGCAGCCGTGAATAGTTCCTCAAATCTATAATCTTTTGCTTTTTCTTCTGGAGGACGAGTATCAGGTAAGACACCATTTAGAACTGCTATATTAGGTTTTGGTTTGAATATATTGAATATGGTCATAGTTTTTTAAAATTAATTTTTAATCTTCGATTAACTCACCCTCTATTATAATCCCTTCTGCTAATTTAATTTTTACTTTTTTACCTTTCGACTCTTCTTCAGCAAACTTAGGATTACTACACAAAGTTACAAACTCATTATCGTTATTTATTTTTTCCACAATTGCTGACTTATCTTGAGTATGATAAAATTCTCCACCAATAATTTTCAAATTGCCTCCAATTTGAGCAGTGCCAAAAACCCAGGCATTACCAGAAACACGAGCATTATCATAGACACGAGCAGTATCAAAAACCCAAGCACTACCAAACACCTGAGCATCATCTCTAATTTGAGCATAACCAAAAACACGAGCATTATCACACACCTGTGCATTACCCCAAATATAAGCGTGACCAGAAATTTGTGCATTATCATAAATTTGAGCATCACCAAAAACACGGGCATTCTCACTCACACAAGCATTATCTCTAACCCACGCATTACCATCTTGCGAAAGATTATCTTCTGTCTCTATCCAACCACCCAAATCTCCTTTCTTAACACCACCAAAATTCTTCAATGCTTGAACACGATGAAGAATATGTTCATCAACTATTCGGGTTTGTTTTGTTAATTTATATTTCATATACATAATTAATTAAAATTAATCTTCAATTAACTCGCCTTCTATTATAGTCCCTTCTGGTAATTTAATTTTTACTTTTTTACCTTTTGGTTTTTCTTCTTCGCCTAATTGTGGATCACTACATAAAGTTTCGTAAATTTGATCATTTTTTATCTTCTCTATTGGTTCTAATTTGAGGTGAGTATGATAAAAACGCCCCCCAATGAGTTTAAGATCACCACCAATCCAAGCATCACCATATACCCAAGCATTACCGCCAATATTAGCATTATCAAAAATCTGAGCATAATGATAAACCCACGCATCGCCATACACTCGAGCATCACCATACACTCGAGCACTGCCAGAGACCCAAGCATTATCATCAATCTGAGCATTCCCATACACTATAGCATTATCATACACCCAGCAATTACCTTTTTGAGATAGATTATCTTCTCTCTCTATCCAACCACCTAAATCTCCTCTTTTAACATTTTCAAAATCTTTTAACGCTTGAATACGGTGAAGGGTATGTCCATTAACTATTCGAGTTTGATTTGTTAATTTATATTTTTTATCCATAATTTTTATGTATTATTAATAGGCACATAATTACCTATTAGAACCATTGGCTTATCAGGAATTTTAAATACTTTTTCCATTCTCTTACCTGTTTTTAACCATTCCACAGGATCAACTATTGCTGTGCCTTGCGGAATAGTTATCTTTAACAACCGATGGTTCTTAATAGCTCGTCTTAAAATACTTTCTCTAATAGTAATATAATTATCGTATAACGGCTTGTGAAATATTATTTCTTCAAATTGTTGATTATTATTAATCATTTTGAAGTTTTTTAATTGCTAAATTAAATAATTCGTCTGAGTGAGCAATAAGATATTTATATATTGTTTCGTATACTGAATCAAACTCATAAGGAACATTAGAATTATCGTATTGGAATTTTATCTTGGCTCTGAATTTCTGCGACCAACTTCGTGGGTCTTTTGCTTTAATCGTTTTGCCAATGTTTGTTATTAGATTAACCACAATCGGTTCTAACTCATAATATCTGATATAAGTGCCATCGTGTTCGCTTTTATCTTTAACGCTTTCAATAGAGCCCTCAATCTCCAGATGATAGTTATTATCTAATTCAACAGGTTCCAGTAAAGAAACCTTACCCTTAATTTTTAAAACATAATCTTTAATTTGTTTTTCTTCTGTCATAGTTATTATTGATTATTTTCATCATCAGCTTCTAAAACTGATAAATCCTCACCTTCAACTATCTTATCGTTTTCTTTAGTATATTCCTTATAAATAAAATCTCTGTAAGCTAATATCTTAATCCATAAAGTATTTTCATCTTTAATATCCTTAAATATTGGGTGATTGGCAACTAATTCAATTGCCTCTTTCATTGCTGAAATCCAATTAATATTATCTGTTTTTTCTTGGTGAAGTTGTTGAATTCTTTCTTGTTTTTCTCGTGCTAATCTTTCAATTCTCTCTTGTTCTGTTTCGGGTTTTTGATTAGCAAACCTTTTAGCTATATCATCAGGAGCATTTAAAGTATAGCCACAGCTAGGACAAGAGAAGAAAGCTTTATAAGGATTACCTTTTTTACTTACTCCAGCGGGGATAAATTTCATCTCTGCACCGCACTGAGGACATTTCTGAATTATTTTTTCCATAGTTTTATTATTAAATTAAAGTTTATTATTTTTAGGCACCACCATAAGTAGTACCAATTTCTACTTTTTGAGTTTCTTTTTGGGTAATCACCAAATCATCAGAATAATAGTTTGTATCAGGATATTGTCTCGCTAATTGAATAATAGCTTTATCTCTAGCAATTTCTGGGTGATAACCCAAAGTAGTTATTTCAAACTCAATTGGTTCTTGAGTTTGTTTATTTATTGTTTTGATTGTCCAAGTTATTTTCTCCATAGTTTTGTTGATTATTATTAATAAAGACATAAATATCTACATCAGCTCCAGCAATATCGTTTTTATGTGCATCCATTACACCAGTTAAAGCAGACATAATATCTACATATAAATTACCATATTGCCTTCGCTGTAGTGGGGTATCATAATAGTTAATCGATTTTTTGTTTGATTTTTTAGTCATATTAGTTTTGTTTATCTCTTAAATAAATTCCAATTCCAAGAATCACGAAGAATAAAGCTAAACCAATTATTAAATTAAAATATTCTTGTTTTGTACCGCACATGTCTAAGATACAATATATTTTATCCATAGTTTTATATTTTAAAGTTTGTGCGGTGGAGCAGAGAAACAATGAGCGATGGACTGCCCTGCCGTTTCCAGTATGTTCGCCTCTTGGCTTAATTGCGATACTCCCTGTGGTATCGTCTCAACTGGATATTCGAACAGGGAAGTCCATCATTTTAATAAGGAGAGATAGAGTTATAGCTCTTGTGGCTTATATAATTGCCAGCTGCTAGCTATCTTCCTTATTTGCTTTTTTAAGTTTCTCTTACTATCATTATACTCCTATTTCAAAAATTGTCAAGTAAGTTATCCACATTTTAATATTTCACCTTTTTTCTTTAAGCACTAACGCAACCCACTGATGGCTTCTGCCCACTAACTGTCCAACCTGTCTTAATGTATAACCCTGCTTATACAATTGAATTGCTTTCTTTTTTAATTGCTCAAGTCTTCTAATTTGATAAATACTTCGTTTCATATTTGTTATTTTATTATTACCTCTATTATACTCCTATTTTCAAAAAATGTCAAATCCCTGATGCTTTCATTTCTTTAATTATCTGTTTTAATCTGTAAGTAGTAAAACTAACAAATACCTTTCTTACTATCTCAAATCCCTCTTTATCTGTTTTACCCATTTTATAATATTGATATATTAATCGTTTTTGTTTCTCACTTGCTTCTGGACCTTGTCCTTTAATATGAGAATAATATTTAGCCATAGTTTTTAATTTGTAAAAGGTCTTGGATAATAATTATAAGATTTAGCCCACGCTTGGAAAATAGTTAAATCGCTTTCATTCATTGGATCACAACCCACTGGTATTTCATTAGCTGCTACAAAACCAATTGATATTTTTTTATCTGGCGTCTCGCCTAATCTACAATAAGAACTATATTGATAGAAATCTTCCCAATCCTTCTTATTAACTGATTTCTTAACGAACATTGCTCTTGGTTTAATTGCTTCTTTGTAAGTATTTATTTGTTCTACCAGCTCGTCTGGTAATTTTTGTGGGTGAGGATCTGAAAATATGTGTTCAAACATAGTTTGAAAATTTAAAATTTTCGGCGGAGGGGTTCATCTCGACCTTCTTTTAATTTTGCTTTATAGATTAAATTATCTAAATCCTCGGTTATATATTTTCTAACAGTATACAAGTTCCACTTAAAGTCCGCATAATCCTCTAAATAATTCATTGTCTCATAAATTCTATCATCTGAGAAATCCACTAACTCATTACCAGCTTTTAATAACATTTTAAGTTCCTTCTCGGCGGCTTTCTTATTATCTACAATCGGTCTCTTTCGTTGCCAATAGATACCAATAATGTGAAGGTCTCGGCGAGAATTATTTATTAGAGAGTTTATATATTCATCTAATGAGAAAGGTTTTTCTTCTTTATTTATTTCTTTTACGCCATCGTTGGGGTTTTGGGGTTCCCCAACAATATTAGTATTAACACTTAAAGCATTTATATTATTAACACTTAAAGCATTTGTGCCAGATTGTCCACCAGGTGGATTTTCCACCCGTGTGGTTTTAACCCCTTCTGGATTTAATTCATTAACTTTATTAGTGGTCCAGATATAATTTAGTCTTACATACCAACCAGTAATTCTTCCTTTTTTATCCTTTTGGGGCACCTTTTCTACTAATTGTAAATCTCTTAAAATTCTATCCGCTTTTTTAAATCTTTCATCTCCCCATCTTAATCCCTTCATGCAATAAGTGGGAGTGGCTTTTGGCTGATTTGTGTCTTGCCATTTAGCAGTATGATAGTAAAAAACATACAAAGTCAAAGCATCTACTCCTTCTTTTCCTAATGATAATAATTTATTGATTGTTGGAGTTGAGAGAATAACCAATTGTTTCTCCAACTCAAATTCATTATTGTTCATAGTTTTAAAATACAAAAAACCGACTACCAGTGAACAGGTTTCCAGACAAAACCAAAGCTGATAGTCGGTTTTTTATCTTTTAAAAGTTTATACATATATCTGGAAACCTTGTTCATAGTTGTATTTTATTTTATCACCATTATACTCTTATTTTTTAAAAAGTCAAGAGTTTTATGTGGATAACTTACGGTTTTCCCAGTCCTCTTTTTATAGACAGAGCCCAGTGCCAAATATTATCTGGATTGTCTTTAATCATTTTATAAGCTAATTGCTTTTGGAAATCGCAATCGTAAATTAAGTTCTGCCACTCGTTTCCTTGAATATTATTATAAGTTTCTGGATAGTATTTTTTAAGGTTAAGTAAGAAGGTTTCTTTTTGAAATTGTAAGCAACCATAAGAACGCAGACCATTACTGTCTATTCTGCTAAAACCAATCGGACAATCTTTACATTCGTATTCTTCCAGTTTATCTATCCAAGTAGCTAAATTGTCAGAAGGCTTTTGGTATTGATACTGGCCTGGGTTCGTCTCAGTTGTTAGCCGAGTTGAGAGGTTCCAAGGAATAAAAATAGATAATCCAGAAGTAGCCCCTACCAGCACCCATAGCAACGCCTTCCTGAATCTAGTAAACAAGGCTTTATTTCTCGAATTTCTGGATAAATAAGTTATATATACCAGCAGCACTAACTAGGATGGGAACTACTTTATCCCATACTCCAACTGCTGATAAATAGCTATATAATCCAGCAGCTACTATTGATACTATAATAAGAATCAAAGTAGCCAACCAATCTTCAGCACCCGTTATTTTCTTTATTAATTCAACTATTAATGAAACGATGGCACCAACAAATATATCCATAGTTTTATTTGTTTAATGTTTTAGTCTTTCGACTATATATTTATTTTACTCCTCTTTGAAAAAAAATCAAGTGTCCCGTTACTCATAAAAGAATTATCAGGAGATGACGGACTGCTACTCGTCCTTGCCATTAAAGGCAGTCATCTCCTGCCGCTACCATCCATATTTCAGGTATCGCCAAGGTTGTGGCTATCCAGTCACCAGTAGCATTGGACTGGAATCGTTTGTGTTCCTGTGCGGATACAGGGTTTCTTGCGGGGTTACAGCTTGAAGCCGTGACAGGAGATAACTCCACCCCGCTCTTTATAGTCAATAACAGGGGTGGAAGGATTCGAACCTTCATTACAGGCAGGATGGTCTGTGTGCTGTCCGTTGCACTACACCCCTGATAAACTACAAAGAGCGAGATGTTAACCATTTTTATTCTGATTAACAAGTGTGGTAGGTCTTTTGAAGCGGGAGACCTACCGAGAACCCTTATTACTTATGGATTAGAAAATCAATAATTGGATCAACAAGGGAATGAAATTTTTTATGACAAGAATCACAGAGAGGAATAAGATTATCTGGTTCATTTGTTCCACCAATTCGTCTAAAAATTATATGGTGTAATTCCACATTTTCTTCCGAACCACAAAAGTAGCATTTGTGATGATATTCATTAAGGACTTCTTGTTTGGTTTGTTTAGGAACTCTTTTCTTCGCCGTTTTCTTCTTTCTCTTGTGGCTCATTTTGCCCTCCTAATGATTGAACAACTGCCCATAGGGCAAAGTTATCAGCATCAGATAGGAGTTTTTGTTGGCTTAATCTCAAAATGATTTTAGCAATTTCATTAACTATTTGTTCTTCAATGTCTCCAAAATCTTCTTCTAATAGAATTCTTAAAGGGTCATCTCTGTCTAATCCTTCAATTGTTTTCTCAAACTGTTCTTTTAATGGTTGAATTATAATGTGAGCCATCTCGTGGAGAACTATCCATTCGAGAGAAGTATTGATTATGTTTACATCAGCATTTTCCCAAATGTAAATGTTTGAAATCTTGGTTGAAGTATTAATCCTGTTAGCTCCAAAGATAATAGAATTATTAGTTTTAGTAATGATTTGAAGAAAATGTTCATCTACAATGTCAACAGTAATTAGCCAGTCATTTAATCCCATTAGTGGTTGGAACTTCTCAACGATTGCCGTCACCATCTCTTTGGTGACCATCGTGTCCACCTCCTTTCTTATTTGTTTCTAACTTACTAAAGCCTTGTGTTCTTAAAATTATTCTTTCACAGGTAGGGCATCTTACAACCAATTCCTGTTCTTTTTCATCATACTCCCATTCCATCTTAAAGTTTGTTCCGCAGTAAGGACATTTAATGATGACCATTGTTATCACCTCCTTTCTTACCGAGATTTACTTTACGCAAAATCTCTTTTCCACAATAAGGACATTTGATATATAACTCACCAGTTTTTTCATCTTTATGCCATTTCCATTTGAATACTTTTTTACAATAAGGACACTGTGCCGTAATCTTGATTTTACTCATTTGACACCTCCTTACTTAGGTCTAACGGAAATCCCCAACTCATTGGTCTTTTGGCTGAAACGCCAAAATAGAATTGTTTAGCAGAACTTAATGAAGCGAACCTTTTCCAACCGAACTCATCTTTGTTAATCCAAGAACCATTAACAATAGTTAAGGAATGAGAACTGGTAGGAATTTGTAATATTTGAGATGGATGGAAATGTCCAATAATCTCAATATCATAAGGCACTTCAAGAGCTCTTGCTTTGGATTGTCTTACAATGCCGTAATAAGGAAGCGACATCCAAGAATAGATATAATTGCCGTGATGCATCAGATATCTCCATTTGTAAATCTTATGAACATAATACCAAGATTCTGGTACTATTACTTCCACTCTGTCTTGTCCTTCAAAACTTAATTGAAGAATTCTGCCAACCAGATAATCAAAGTTATTGTAGTCCCAATCAGCTTCTACCCCAGAAGTTAGTCTGGCGTGATTACCACCAACTATAACCCATCTTATTTTTGGGAAGAGAGTTAAAAGTTCAATAGTCATCTTTTTCAGATAAGAAACAAGGTCAAGAACCTGTGCTATAACTCCTTCCTCTACAAATTTCTTTTGTCCTTTGTAGATTAGTTCGTTATCAACTAAATCTCCAACAGCTAAAATGTTAAGAGTTTCAAGGTTATAACCGCCAAGAAGCAACTCATTGATGGTTGAAACTCCATCTAATAATCTGTTAAGTTCAGCAGTAAAGATTTCTGGGCTGTAAGTTATAGTCCTCTTGTTAGTATTGGTATCATAGAACTCATTAACCTTACCATAGTGAATATCAGAGAGAACTAATACAGCTTGTTCAGTAAGCTTGCCATTTTTCAAAGCTTTTTGTTTAGGCAGATGAATTTCTGGTCTATCCTTTTTGACAGCGTCCAATAAGCTTTTTGAAAGCTTATCGTAGTCAATCATTTCTTTGTGAGCCATCTCGCCCACCTCCTTTCCTTGATTTTTACTTATTGTAATACCTAACTGACGACAATGATATCTTATTGCCTCATCGGAATAACCAGTTTCTAAAGCGATTTTATGGTAATCACCAGATGTCTGTGGGGGATTATGTTTAAGATATTCCCTTAGTTCTTCAACATCCATAAGTTATATAATTTTAAAGGTGCTAACATTTGTTCGACCTTTTTTTATTAAATTAAAAAAGATGTTCGTATAATATTGAACATCTTTTTCTTTCATTTTTAAAACTACTGACGGATAAGTATCAGAGAGATAATGAAGTATTTCGTGAATAATTGTTTTGACTAATCTCTTGTCACCTAATCTGGGGTCAATTAAAATCAATTGATAGTCATTTTCATATAAACCATCAACCTGTTTTTCATTAGCTGTTTTTACATTTAGCCAGTTAAAAGCAGGTAATCGTTTCATATAATATATTATAGCACACTTTTGTAAAAAATACAAATATTTACATCAAATTTTTCATTTTTAATATTGTTTCAATCTGAATAACTTTATTGGTTATTATTTTTAAATCCTTTCTAATTCCATCCACTTCACCTCTTAATTCATTAATCTGTAATTGTGCGTGATACAAATCATTAGTTTCTAATTTCTCTAAACTATTAGTTAATCTTTCATCTAATTCAGCAATTCTTTCATTGATATGATTATTATTTTTTGATTTTAATAAGTTATTTAGTTCCTTAAATAAGAAAATAAGTGCTACAATTATTGCCACCCCGCCTCCATATTGTATTAATACTCTATAAATCTCTATGTCCATATTATTATTTCTTTAGATATTTTTGAGCAAATTTAGATATATTTTGAATAGCTTCCTGAAAACTCTCTCTATCATAACTAAATGACCCGCCATTAATTGTACATTTATCAGCAATATCCATTATCTCTTTAGCTAATACATCTGGATTATTACCAACTCCCACCACATTAAGATAGTTTTTATAACCAGGTAATCCTACATATTGATTATCATTAGTTTTAGCTACTCTGGATAACGCCACGCCATAATAATTATTATCTTTTTTAACCATTCCAATAAACGGTGCTTTAACATTACTCCATAATGGAATATCGGTATCAGGACTCTGTTCTAATGGTAAAACAATCATATATTTACCCCTTGGTTTAATTGTTACTGGTAATCCCCGTGCTACTTTATAAATAATTTCAGAATAATTTTCGTATAAGAAAGTAAAACCAACTCCTAATGGATAAGGAGAACGAGAACAAATATCAATGAGATAAGGTTTACCATCTTTTACCATTGCTTCAGTAGAAATAAAACTTCGCCAATCATATTTGGTTAATAATGGTTTTAATTTATCAGCTACTAACTGAAGCGGTTCAGGTAATTTATCACTTAACATTCCGCAATATGGTCCTTTGTGAACCTCAAAGCCCCACAAATAAGGAGTTAAATAACCAGTCTTATTAAAGATAATATCAAAACCTGGTTCATCACCGTCAATTAAATCCTCAACAATGAAGGGAAATTCATCAGCTAATTGACCAAATTTTAGTTGTAATTTATCCAAAATTGGTTCAGCATCAGAATAAGTTAAAGCCTTAAAACTCTCTTGATCGTTTCTAAAGATATCTAATTTAACAACTTTATTATTATGTTGTTTTAAATAATTTCTTAAATTATTTAACCCTGTGATTTGAACATAATTATTAACAGGTAAACCAACTTCTTTCATTTTTTGTCTCAATAGTTCTCTGTGATTTTCTAATATATCTCCTTCACCAGCAGCAAATACAGCATATCCTTGTTTCTTTAAGAAGGAAGCCATATCGCCATTACCCACATCAGGAAACATTATAGTCACTTCCTCTTTTGGATATTTCATTAAAGCTCGCCAGAAATACAATGGCTTTTCAATTTCTTCTAATCCATAACCTAAAACATATCGCCTAAAACATAATTCCTCATCATAGAAAGGAGTATAATAATATACTTTATGTCCATCTCTACCTAATTGAAGAGCTAATTGTAAAAATAATCCTCCGCCATCATAAACGAAGAAAATATGTTTATTTTTTAACCCTCCATAAGAAGTTGGTTTAGTTTGTTTCATGTTATCTTTTTATACCCGATAATTAATAAATTGTTTTTCTTCTTTTTATTGGTTCGTATTGTTTACCAGTAGTTATTTGTTCCCATAATGGTTGTTCTACTTTGGGTGTAGCTGGAACCAATTGTCCTTTTCTTTTTCCAGATGTAATTTCTCTCATTCCAGGTGGAACTAAATGTCTTGGTCTTGTTCCCATTAAGGATAATATATATTCAGGCATAGTGTATTGTTTCTTGGGATCCAAAAACATCTGAGCTATCGTTGATAAAGAAAAAGGAATTGGAAGTACATTTGATCCATAAACATAAGCAGCTCGGGCTGTTCCAGCTATAGGTCCCATACCACGAGGAACAATTTGTTGTCCTAAATAGTTTCTATTAGTTAACATCTGAATACCTGTTCTAATAAAAGGAGATGCTTTTGCTGCAAGGCTTTGAGCAAATCCTTCTATTACTCCAAAATCTGCTATATTATTTATTAAATTAATAGCATCCTGTGGTGCACCCGCAAAGAAGAGATTTTGGAAAATATCTTTTCCGTACTTATCTTTACCTAAATAAACATTAGTAAAGTTTTGAAATCTTGCTTTTGGAGCTTTTCCATTAATAAGAGTACTTGTTAAATAAGTTAAAATTGCTCCTGTAAGAATGCTTCTAATCCAGAATTTTCTTGCTGCAGTTCCTCCTGGTCCACCTTCAAAAGAGTATTTAGCATTAAAGAAATTAGAAAAAGTCCAATCAGGAGCAAGCATAAGAAATCTTGCTATATTAACAGCATTTTGACTCCATCCTAAAGCTTCCCAATTTAATCCTCCATAAGCAGCATTTATTTCTTTTGCTATAGACCTTTTAGCCGCATCTAGTTCAATTTTAGAAGCATTAGGATGTTGTGCAATCCATTGAGAAACTTTAAGTGCATAATCTTGAGTCTTGAATTTTCTTTGCATAATATCAAAAGTCACTTTGCTAAGTTCTTTAGCAAAAGAATCAACCTGTTTTATCAAAGGAATATGTTTAAGTATATCAGCTCGTGAAGGCACTGATGTATCTTGCAATCCTTTATATGCTTCAATGGTTTTTCCTAATATTGATGTTTGTCCACCATGGCGAATAAAATCTTTTTCATTTTCTAAAAATTCAGGAGAGCTCATATCTTTAGCATAAGACTTGACCAATCCTGTTAATCCTTCATTATTAAGGGCTGTAATATTTAATGCTCTCATATGAAATGCTGAAAGACCTAATTGAGCTGTTTTAAGATAGGATTGATATAATCTTGTTTTAGTAAATCCAGGTATTGCTCCTGTAAAGTTAGTCTCAATAAGTGGCTTTATAGCTTCAGCTATTTTTTTAGGAACATATAAATCTTGATAAGCAAAACTTGGTTTTCCTTCTGAATTAATAAACGGAATAATATTTCTAAAGTATTTATTACTTGGATCTAATGGCACCCAATCAGATGGTATATTATCTGAGCCAGAGAAACCCCATTTTGCTAATGCACTATCTTTGAGTTGATTAACGAATAATTTAGTTGAAGCCGCAATAGCATGTTTTTGTCCGTAAATAGTAAGAGCATCTAAGGCATTTATTGTTTTCACTTTTACTCCTGCTTTAATAGCGTCAGCAACAGTATCATAGGTTCTTGTTTTAGCAAAAGGAGTTGTTCTACTAATTTTTGCTCTTTTAATTATTCTATCTTTAGGAGTTAAATCCTCATCTGATGGAGCAAGTAAATGTGTTATATATTTTTCATCAGGAATAGTACTATCAAGAAATCCTAATTTTCGTCCTTCATCAAGAGTTTTATGATAATACTGAGTTATCGCTTCATCTGCTTTTAGCATTGCATCTGTAGGATGCAAAGCTAAATTAATAACCTGTTTATATCTATCAAAAGCAGGATCGTTTAATAGATTAGCTAATTCAGCTTCATTACCTTTGAAATCCCTGTAAAAAGTAAGAGCTTCTTGCTCTCTTGGAGTAAGAATTCTTTCCAATTGCTCCCTTAATTGATTAGTTTCTGCTATTCTTACATCTCTTTCACCAGCTACATAAGTTCTTAATACTTCACCATAGTGAGCACTTTCGTTACCTGATTTAATTTTTTCAAGTTCAGCTTTTATTTCATTAACATCTTCTGGTGATTTTACAGATGTTTTTTTAGTTGAAACAGTTTTTAAGGATGTTGTTGATTGAGTTTGGACAGGAATATTTTCTATGGGTGGTATATTTATACTCTCTTGTGTATTTGATAACTCTAAGGGGCTGTTTTGTGCGTTTAGAGAGGTTTCTGGTTGAGGAATAGAGGTTTCTGTGGTTTCTTGATTTGTTTGCGGTTGTATTTTTAGTTGTGTTTCTGATGGAATATTTTGAACCCCCTTGGTGACTTGGTTATAGAAATCGGTAAGCGATTGAAATCCATAGGTATAAAGAGGTTTATTATTTTGAATTAATTTTGCTATATTTTGTTCCTCTTTAGTTAATTTAGGATTATATGTTTTTAATTTATCATTCACTTCTCTAAATTTATTCTCAAATTCTTCTGCACTTGAATATTTTCTTGCTTCTTCTGCTAATGGTTCAAGTTCTTTAGGAATAGATTTCACTTCTTGACTTGTCTGCGGTTGTGTTTCTGGTTGTGTTTCTTGTTTTAATGCCTCTCTTGCTTTTTGTTGTAAAATCTCAGGAGTAATCTTGGTTTCTGATGTAACTTCTGGTTTAATCTCTTGTGATTTTTTAGATAAAGGTATAACCCTTTCTATTTTTTGTGGCTTACTCAATACTAAAGAACCTCTTTGTGATACTTCAAATTGACCTCTATTAGTTCGGAATGTGTGAGTATGCGTTCCATCCATCGCTACACCTTCTCCATCATAAATACCATATTTAACTCTTCCACTACGAAGTGTAACCTTATATAACTGACCTTTTTCTAAATTAGAAGGATTAGAAAAATCTACATTTTCTAATGTATAATGTGTAGGCAATTTAGGTTTAACTTCAATAGCATTTTGCTCAATTGGGGGATTAAGGTGATTTTCTAAATCAGTAGCCATATCATTTAATCTTGCTTTCATCTCTGCAAGCGATACTGTCTCTTTTATTATTGGGTCAATATATTGTTTTCTTAAATCATCTGGTAATTTATCTAATAATGGCAACTCATTATCAACTCTATTACTAATAATGCTCTGTAATTGATTTATCTCTTCTTTAACTTTAGGAATATTATTCTGACTACCCTTATTATTTAGTATATTATCAACTCTATTTTTTAACTTAATGTATTTTTCACTTAAATCTAATGGTTTGTTTTCTAATATTTTTATTATCTCTTCTGGTTTAGTTTCTTGAGCAATCTGCGGCTGTATTTCTACAGAACCAACCTCTGGTTTAATTTCTTTTATACCTGTCTCTTCACTAATAGGTTGTTCAGAAGGAGTTGGATTTTTTTCTACTTCTCCTGGTAATTCACCAACTACTCGTGAAGGAGTTACATCATTAATTTGAGAAGGGGTAAATAAATCTTTAATATAATCCAATATTTTATCTTTTAATGGAATCTGTTTATTAGTTGCTATATCTTTTAATCTTTGAGCTGTTTCTGGATTTCTGGTTAAAATCTTATATGCTTCCAATTTTTCAGGTGAAACTTCACCTCCAGCAGTTATTTTTTGTAAATCTTCTCTTGTTAATTTAGTAGCATTAGCAATCATTAACTCAGCCTCTTCTGGAGATACTGGTTGTAAAGGATTAGAAAAACCCATAGCAAAATTCATTGCTCTTTGGAATGATGGTTTTTGAGAAGCTATCTTAGATTGTTCCCATAGAGAAGCTCTTTGTTGTTGTGCTTTCTTAAGTATTTCATTTATTTTTGCTTCTTTTTGCTTATCCGCTTCTTCTGATTCTTGCCATGTTTCTTTATATGCTTGTATAGGATTTTTTCCTTGTTTTATTTTTTGTATAGTTGGAGGTATAGCTGGAGCATAGGTATTAACCAAATAATTACCAACATCTTTCATTGCGGTATAAACATCTTGAGGCAATTGTTTAGTATAAGGAGATGCCTGTTGTTGAATATTCTGTATCGTTTGAGATAAAGGAGTAAATACATTAGGAGATTGATTCTGAGTTGGAGCATAAGAAAAACTGGTATTATCAGAAAAATTCGGTAAATACCCTTTTTGTTGAAATTGCTTTATTTTTTGTTTTAAGTCATCAAGGAATGCCATAATAGTTTTTTAGTAATCTGTAAAGAAATTTTTTATTGTATCCCACAAACCAGGTTGAGAATCGGTTGATGAAGTTGAAGATGATGGGGGTTGATAAGGAACTAATTTACCTGTACTTTTATCAAAGAAATACAGTGGTTTATTTGTTGTTGGATCAAGAACTAACTCCCAAGTATGTTTTTCTGTAGTATCATCAGATTGTGGAGGAATTACTTCACTCTTACTAATAATATTACCTTGATCATCACGAACTATTTCCCATACACTACCATCTTTTTCTTTAATTGTTTCTACTTTCGGTTGCTCATATTTAGCATAAGAACCTAATCCCAAAGCTTTAAATAATTCTTCTTTTTGTAATTCCTGAGCTAATTGTTGAGCAGGAGTTTGATAAGTTAATAAATTAGCTTGATTACCTAAAACACTTTGCATTAGTTGTAATTGTTTATAATAATTATCTATTGCTTGTTGTTGCGCTTGTTGAACAGCAGAAGCTTGAGCAGCAGCTAAAGCATCCATATCACCAGCTTGTGCTTGTTGTAAATTAGTAATATCACTTGCTTGTTGAGATTCTAATTCATTTAATCCCTTGGTAGCCACACCAGGAATGCCTGCTGGAGAACCACCTAAAATACCAGGTTCACTAAATCCAGCAGCAGCGTATCTACCAACTAATCTCTGTTGGTCTTCCTGTTGTTTCTTTTGTAAATCAGCTAAAACTTTTTGATATTTAGCAGTTAAATCAGAAGCAGCTTTAGAATAAATATTACTAATATTAGAAGTATCAGGAGTAGGAGGATTTGAATATTTTTGTAATAAGGATTGATATTGGTCTAATAATTGTTTATAAGCAGTTTGCCAATCTGGTGGTTGATTATTTAGTGGATTTTGATTATTTTGATTATTTTGATTATTTTGAGTTTGATTTGGCATTACACCAAAACCAGATACAGGAATTGCATCTTTAGCCCCTGATTTTTGTACACCATACTCATTTAACCATACTCCTAGTGATGGGACCCAATAATATTGTTGAGAACCAGATGAAGGACTATTACTTGATGAATTTGTATTTTGCGTACCACCACCTCCACCCGATGAATTTGTATTTTGTGTGCCACCACCACTATAACCAGAACTAATAGATTGTCCTTTTGTCGATGTTGTAGTTTTAGGAATACTTGCGATTGGTTGCCATTGACCATTGGTATATCTATATCTGAGGCCTGCTGATGTATCATCATAAGTACTTCCCTCTTTATAAGAAACAGGCTGTTGTGTCTGCGAATTAATATAAGATCCTCCCTTATTCCCTCCACTAGTTAAAGCAGACATCGTTTGAGATGCTCCACCAGAACTAGTACTAGGTTGTCTAGACGATATATAAGATGCTGCTTGTTGAACAGATGTTTGAGGAGTAATGGTCATTCCAGCCTTTTGAGCAGCTGCTAAAGTACCAAGTTGACTCTGTATCTGTTGAGCCTGTTGTGCTATCTGATTTAATAAACTTTGTTGTTGTGGAGTTAAAGTTGCCATAATATTTTTTATTATTAAAACCCTAAATTAATAATGGTGTTAAAATCACATCATTAGTTGAACCCAATTGAGTAGCTACATAGAAGAAACCGTTATAAGTTATTCCTCCTAGAAATGTTGGTTCTAGATAAGGAAGATTTCTCCATAATGTGCCATCTTTTTGAAAGATTCTTAATACATTACTGGTGCTATCATAACCAATAAAGTATTTACCATTAAAAGCAGCTAATTTTGAAACATTAAATGATAAAGTAGTTGTTGAAACAGTAAAGCTTGTACCCGAAATAGTTATTTTATAAAAATTAGTACCATTAACTGTATACAGATAATTACCATCAGAAGCTAATCCATTAATAGCAGTAATGGTACCTGTTAAAGGAGTAACAGAACTAAAATCTAATGGCATTCTATATAAATTAGTTCCAGCTCCAAAATAGACATAAGTATTATCCAGAGCAATACCAGATGATTGATAAGTAGAATTATAAGTTGCTTTTCTATCTTTTAGAGGAAACTCCTGATACATTACAAATCCATCAAGTGATTGTTGAGTAGTACCACTTTCGGCCACAATTAAATTAGTAGCCATTTTATTTACAGCAGAAGATACCTGATAAGGTACATCTGATAAATGAATTATATAAGGAGAAGCTTTAGCTTTCTCCGCCAATGAACCACGAGAGATAACTCCAGCATCCACATTGGAAGTAGCTTTAATTACATTTCTACCAAACATCAATTGCTTGTAAGTTAAAGGTTCCTCAGTAAAAATAGGAGCATCTTGTTTAGTTCCGTTTCTCTGATAGCCGAAACTCTCATAAGTAATTTGTTGATCGTCTTGATTAATCATATTAGCGTTTAGCAAATTTATGAGGCATTAAGTTAGAATCTTCTGAAACAGACCCATCTACTACTATTTCTAAAATAGTTGGACCAGGAGTTTTAGAATATTCGTGAATCCTAAAACTAAAATCCATTGCTTGTGGGAATATACTTTGTACTGTTTTATCCTTTGAAATTGCTTTCTGTGCTGTAGCTACCCGATGCCAATCAGAATTATCAACTGACATTTCAATTGTAATTGGAGTATAAGCTGAATAAGCCATTCTCCATCCAATACTTTCTAATTCTATTGGTTTTAATGGATCTCCTACTTGATATAACAAACTGGTATATTCTAATTCAATATCTTGACCACCGCTTCCATCAGTATTAGCTTTATCCGCATTGCCTTCCCATAAAAGCCAAACAACTCCATTAGAATCACCAAAATATTGTCTTAAAACATTTTGAGAATTAATATACGGTCTAGCTGATTGAACATCTAAATTAGAATCATAAGCAAAGTAATCTAATACGGTATCATATAAAAGAACACAATTTGAATAACCATCTATTGTCCCAACATATAAGTGATATAAATCACCATCTTCCCAAGCTACAAAGTTATTGGAATTAGAAACATTATTAAATATATCCTCTACACGATAACTAATCTTTTCTGGATTAGAACCAGAGAAGCTATAAATACCTTTGCGAGAAGCAAAGAACAAAACACCATTTACTATCCAAACACTTCTAAAGGAATCAGTTCCAATACCATAAGCTACTGGCTTTAATGATAATGGTTGATTATCCGTATCTACATTAAAAGCCCAAATAGAATTATGTTTGAAAATCATTAAACTATCAAAGTAAGGAGATATTGCTGTAATTTCATCACCATCATTTAATCCCACTGAAAAACTGTTAAAAGCAGGCCAAGATTCAGCATTTGCTACATCTGAGAAATATACATAACTTCCTTTAGCAATATAAACTCTATCTTTAAAAGTAGCTATTGTTGTTCCATTAGGAGGATTACCGCCTAAATTACTTAAAGTTGTACCATCCCATTTCAAAACATTAGTTGCCGCATTAACCATTATAGCTAAATTAGCATAAGTTGTACCATCAATATTACCAGTAGAATTTAAAGTATTTGTACCAGTAGCATCTACCCAAGTATTAGTTGTTTCATTCAGATAATAAAACTTATTACCAGAAATTCTTAATAATTGATTTACTGGCGAAGCACCTGTTTTATAAAAAGCATAAAGAAATCTAACTGGATTAGTATCTGGTATATTGCCTACTTGTTTATATCCCAATCGTTTCTGAATCGCACCTATCTTATTTAATCTAATATTTCTTACAGTATAAGCCTCATCAGGTCTGGCTAATAAAGGTGAGACCTTTCTATTCATTCCTCCAGCAAAAGATTGTAGAGTCAATATATTCATTTAGAAAAATCTAAAATTATTAAAATCCTCTTGACCCTCAAACATTTGATGCACTGTATCATCAAAATCTGTTGATCTTCTTGATAAGGAAGCTAACCAAGCACTAACTCCATTTTCGTAAGCCTGTAAGAAATAACTGGCTCTATCTGTTTTATAAGCTTTTTCGTAAATGCGAGCCACACAATAATCTACTAATAATTTAGAAGCATTATAAGATGAAGGTAATTGTATTTTATCAGTAGCTAAACTCAGTAAAGTAGGTTGAGGAGTATAATAAATTCTTAATGTTTTATTAACAGTAGGAGCAGGATTAATTTTAATGTTATTACCTATAAGAATATAAGATGGATCTGAATTATCATTTTCATTTTCTGTTAATAAATCATAAGACCTAATAAAGGTTTGATCTTCTACGATTTCTACTCCCTCTAATTTTAATAAATCACTGGGTAAAGCATAAGTATCAGTTCCAGCGATTAAAGGAATATCTTTGTAAGTCATTAAATAATTCCCTTTTACTTCAGCTAATCGTGTCCATAAATCAGCATATCCTTCATTTAGATAATTCATTATTGTTTGGCTATCGGGGATAAATTGCTTATTCGGATCATTATAGATATCATAAACTCTATCTACTATTGCACCCGCAGCATCAAAATCTAATCCTGAACCTTGTAATGCTTCTGATAAAGCACCTTCTACTGTGGTTACTGAGTTATAAGAAGCGACCTTGAATAAAGCAGTTCCAGAAGCCGAGGAGATATAAACTGTATTAATATCATCAACCTGAATTGGTATTGTATCTGCTACATTATAAGAATTACCATTATCATAAGAAACATAAATTCTAAACTTATCATAAGGCATTAATCTTACAGGAGTATTAGCTGAATGAGAAAATTTCAAACCAGATTGCAATGTTATTTGAGTAGTAGTTGGAGCAGTAGCAGAAGAAACATAAACTATTTCAGAACTTTCAGCACCATAATCACCAATAAGTAGAATATCACCTTTATTAAAGTATTGACCAGATAAAACATTTAATACAGTATCACCAGAAGCAGCAGCTTGCGATAGTGCTGTATATTCCAAATCCTGCAATGAGGGATTTTCAATTGAAAGATAAATCATAAATTAAAAGAATTTTTGTTTAGTCCTAAATTTAGTTTTAGGAGTTGTAATAAAGACCCTGATTTTCTGATACAAGATAACAGCTAAATTATAAGGAGCAGATAAAACTTTAGATACATAACCCCATTGATTAAAAGAAAAACTACCTAACTTATAAATCGGAAAACTGGTTCTTGTTCCATTGTATTGTATTTCATTAAATAAAGCACTATTTAACATATTTTTCTTGTATCATTAAATCTGCTACCAAACCCGAATGCTTACCAAATAATTTAATTATCCATCTTAATAATCTATTATGACACTCAACATAAGGGACTAATTCCAGTCCAAACTCATCACATAATTTTTGATATTTTTTAATAAATCCTTTTGTTTTAGTCATAGTTAGTTATTAAAGAAAAGAAAGAAAGAAGTGAGAACTTGTTGTGCATTTTCTTCACTTCCAGCTGAACTAAATGCTGGTTCAGGGGAAACATATTTACGAATTCTATAATCATCTATATAACTTACTGTATTACCCCAGGTGAATACACCAACTATTCCAGATGAAAACGTGGAATCTGATACAGATATTGCTGTTGTTAAACCAACATCAGATACCCAACTTAAAGTGCTTCCGTTTAATTTTATTGTCCAGTGCATCCACTGACCAGTAACAGCAGATGTTGTGCTGGATGCTACAGTAGAACTTGTTGAACCACTTCTTTTAGATATAACCCAATATGGACTTGCCCATGTAGTTTCGTGAAAATCATAACTATTTGCTACAGGGTCTGCTTGTCCTCGTGCCATTATTGCACATTCATTATATCCTCCATTATTATAGATATTCGTTTCTATAGCACAATTCGTAATTACTACATCTGAACCACCACTTTGTGCTTTTATCCAATGACCGAAACTTCCTGATGGATTATTGATATATAATCTATGATTAGTAGTATCAATAGAAAATACACTATCTACTCCTACTGCCCATCTTCCTTTTTCTGTAACAGAGGTTGTAGTATAATCATCAAAATTATCAAAGAAAATAAAAGTATTAAAACCATTACTTGCATTGATAGCATTAGCATTTCCATAATAGCAATAAATAGTTTGATTACTTCCCAAATCAGCACTAACTTGAACCCATACTTTAGCAACTCTATTAGGAGAAGTTCCTGTAACACTTTCTACCCAGAAATTTAATAAAGTAGTTCCATCTGAGGCAGTAAATCTTAAATCGCCCCCATCATTTTTATCAGAAGGAAATTTTGCTGAATGTCCATTTAATTGAAAATTATAACCAGTAGCACCTGAACTTTCGCCGATATTTAAAGGAACTTGGTAGTTTGTGCCAGCACCTGTACTACCAGATATTGTTACGCTTTGTCTATATTGCCAAGATGGATTATACCAAGCCATAGTTATTTAATTAACTTTGTTGTGCTACTGCCATACAATGCCATTGAGATGCAGAAGCATTATAAATTAATCCTATATAAACCCATTTACCAGCAACTGTAGTTGTAGGTAAAGTAGCTCCTACTGAAGCATAAGCAGTTCCCCAGCTAATTGTTCGAGCTGTACCATTATCTTTAATTCTAATTATTAATCTCTGTCCATCATTAGGAGTACCAGTGGGATTATTAACAGTTAAATTGCCAGCTAAAGCATTAATATAAATCTCTTTATCAGTAGCAGCATTAGGAGTTAAACTGGTAGTAGAAGTATAAACTGTTGCTACTCCTTTATTCGTTTGAAACTGATTAATAATATCAGCAGTTATTCTTAATTCTACTATTGCTCCTGCTGAATGAGCCGCAGCAGTTGTTCCTTCTACCCCTCTTGTAAGAGAAGAAAAAGTATCACTAGAAACTGCTCCCACTTCTATTATCTCATTATCAATTGATATTCTAAAAGGAGTATTAGAAGGAAATTTAGCACCATCACCAGTTGTAACAGTTAAAGAAGTATCAGATGCGCCAATACCTGCTGCTAAATTTGACCTCGCATTGTTTTTAACTTGTAAAATCGCCATTGTAGTAATTTAATTTATTTCATTTTAACCCTAAATTTCACTTTAAATTCATTAAAAATTGATTTAGTAGCATTTTTTATTCCTTCTAACAAATAATCAAACAATCCAATCTTTGATATATAATTTCTAATATTCCAAGTAAATAATTCAGTAGTAGCGATAAAGTTTCTAATACTGACTCCAAATAATCCAATCTTTGAGATATAACCCCATAAGTTATAAGCATATAAACCAATTCTTGAAATAAAAGTTCTAATGTTGAATTCATGCAGACTAATCTTTGAAATATAATTTCTAATACTTAAAGCAAATAATCCAATCTTTGAAATAAAATTTCTAATGCTAAATCCAAACAATCCAATTTTAGAGATGAAGTTTCTAATATTGAATCCAAACAATCCAATCTTTGAGATGAAATTTTTAATTACATTAGAGAATAATCCACCTCGTGATACCGAAGCTCTACCGTTATATATCGTAGCATTAAATTGATAAGCGTTTAACATAATTAACAAGTTTCCCCTTGAGCTTGTACAAAGGTTGTATTATTACCTACAGCACTTGCACCAGCAGGAACCATAAGTCTGCACCATATTCCAATATTAGCTCCTGTTGCAACATTACCTACTTTTATTCCAGTAGAATAACTTGGAACATCACCACCTTCAGCATTAACTATTGTTTGAGTATTATCTACCTTTTTACCAAACCATAAGAAAGAACTAATTTCATTTGGTCCAATTGTTCCAAGAGTAGAACCACCGCTTCCTTGTTTTATTGTTATAGTATTAGATGCATTAGTAGCACTAGCATAAGCAAGATATAGTTTAGAAAAAGTATTAGTGCTTAAAACTGCTGTTGTACCATTTAATGTATCAGTTTCACTTATTGGATTACCATTAGCATCTAAACCTACTAAGGTTACTGTTCTTGTATCAGCTCCACTTGAAACTAAAGAAATTTGAGCATTGGCTGACATTGCCACCATATTACCTTGCGTAGGATCACTATCATTACTATTATCAATTCCTAATCCAATAGATAAAGCGGAATTGGTTGGTTGTTTCTGAATGAATAAAACTACATTATACCAAATATCAGTAGAGGAAGTATTTTTTCTAAAGAATTTTCTGTATAAAGTTACACCACTACTGGCTTGGGATGCTGTTACATCTGGGAATAAATTATTCTTTTTACCAACTGGAGTATTCACTGCATAAGAATTAGCTAAACCAGTAGAAAGAGTAATTGTATTAGTACTAATAGCAGAGATTACTTTTTTCTCTCTATTAGTTCCATCATCAATTACTATTTCATCATTAACAGAAAAACCTCCAGCATCATAAACAGTAATTGAAGTAGCCCCAGCACTTGCTGCTGCTGATAATTGAGTATCAGCTATTTGAGTAGTTGTACTCGCTCCTCCTGTTGAACCAGTAAGAGAAGAGTAATAATCTTTTAATAAATCGGCTGTAATCATGTTTTATTTTTTAACCCTTTTAATTTTAGGTTTTTCTTCCACTATTTCTTCTTGAATAATCTTCTTTTCTTTAGAAGGAATTTTTACTATTTCACCACAAGCAGGACATTTTAATTCAGTTAATTCATTACCATAATCATCCATTACTTTTAATTCCTCTTTATGGCGAATAGCTAAAAAAGCAACACCAGTTTCGGTGCCCCAAAATTCATTAGAATTTATTGAACCATTAGGAGGAATTTCTA